AAACACCTTCCAGCTTTCCTTCGATCCTGCTCAGATCGGAGACAAAGAAACGCTGGATGCTCCGAACCCCGTCCATTGGTCTAACCGCTGATGGACGGGTTCCTTTTTGTAGCATCGGAACGCCACTGCGGATTTCCTACACTTCGTCGAGACTGGACATCAAACATTGCATTCTGTTCCGCGTCTTTTTGACAATAGCCGCCTTCTTCTTTGTGCATCGAAACCATATATTGAAAGAAAGCCTGTTCATCCTGCGTCATCTTCATAGTAAATTCTCCTGTTTTTATGGTACCATACTAGGGGTTTGTGTCAAGGGTACGAAAGTACCAAAGTTAAGACTTTTCTCTTTATAAACGAGGGGTTAGTCTCATGACGAAACAAGAGTTAGACCATGCTCGTTACGTGGCGCAGAAGGATACACCTGAGTATAAAGCCCGCCGCGCGGCGACCCAGCGGAAATATCGTCAAAGTCACTTGGACGCTGTCCGACAAGGGAATCGGAAATGGTATCATAGCCGATACCCATCGGCGGGAAGGTATGAACCAAAAGTAGAAAAACCATATCGGCCTTATGGTCCTCGGTTGTCCTTTACGAACCTTGATGGGCGAATGCGACTCAAAATTGAAGTATTGTCTCACTATGGTCCCGAAGGAAATCTCCGATGCGCTTGGTCTGATTGCGCTGTGACTGATGTAGATATGCTCTCATTGGACCATGTGAATGATGATGGGGCGGCTGACCGTGGTAGCGCGCATCGGGGACGTGGTGGGCATGTGACGTATCAGCGCGTTCGGGCGCAAGGCTGTCCAGCCGGGTTTCAAACACTTTGCCATAACCATCAGTGGAAGAAAGAACTGATGCGCCGTCGCGCAATATCTTCATCAAAGTAAGACTAATCACTCCATAAGTGTAGGGAGAATCCTGTGAATTTCAACGGCGTTCCCGATGTCAACATGACGACCACGCTCGGAGCGATGGCGGATCAACTCTCAATACATACTAAATTACAGCGATTTTTCAATGTGGGCGGCATTGACGGCCAGCCCATGCGCCGGATCGCGCAGAACGTGAACCAGATGCTGCTTGTGCGCCGCATGGCTTGGAAATGGAACCGTATCGAACTCGGGAGTAACAACCCCGCAGAAAATCCAGCTTTCTTTGTAACACAGCAGGGCTTCCAAGATTTCAAGCACGCGGGCGCGTCCTGTTTCACCTTGATCAACAGCACGACCCCCGGCGGGCAGCTTCCTGCGGGCGGTGCGGGTGTTGATCTGAATCCCGGCGTCTATCAGAACGGGAATGCGAAGGTGACCTATGGGACGTTCAACGGTGGGAACGCGTATGGGCCGACTGGTTCTTGGCAGACGGCGGGAATTATTCTTAATCCATCTGCTGGCACTTTTACTGTACAGTTTCTTGACCCTCACCCTTTCCAAACTAGCAACATTGGTACGGCGCAAGTTTGCATCGCGGGGGTAGTGAACCCGGCGTTCAATAGCGTGTTCTCGTACAATCAATTGGCGCAGACGAGTCAGTGGATTCAGACATACACCATCGTCGCCATCCCCGATAACTTTCATATCACGCTGCAAGCGGTGCAGGGACAGCAGTACGGATCGATTTCAAATATCGCCGCGAGCAACGGCGTCACCACAGTCACCGTGAATAACTCGATGACGCCGGGTGACATCATGACGTTCACGGGAATTGGAACGAACACCGCGCTGAATGGAACCACCGTTACGTTGCTGACGGCCTCAGCTACGCAGGTGACGTTCACGACTCCTAGCGGTGTGGTGATTGTGGGTGGAGCGGATAACGGGACGATATATGCGGCCAACTCAGGCGCTCCCGGAATCTTCAATCTTGGCTGGGTCGAGTCCGCAGCCACGGTTGACATCAACAACAACAGTTTTCCTTTGCCCGTGAATCCTATTGATGCGGTTCATCGGATCGCGCCAGAGTATACGTCCACGGGTGATCCGCTGTCGCTTTCGTGCGAGGTTGACTACGGCAACGGTGTGGTGAAGTTCCGCCTCAGCCAGCCGATCAGCACGTATCCATTCGCGTTCAACGTGGTCTATCAGGCGAAGGCTCCGCTGTTCACTTCGGTCTCGTCTGTATTTCAGTGGCCGAGCGATCTGGATTTCGTGATTTTTGAAATGTGTTTGTGGCAGGGCATGCGGTTTGCGTATGGAATCACCGCTGCGGAGACTCAAGCGCAGATGCAGGTGGCTTTCCTTGCGGTGCAGAACGCGCTGGCGAGCGAGGATCGTGAAGCCAACGAGCAGGCGCTTACGCCATCGTGGAGTTTGATGCAGGGCGGTAGCGGCGGCGGGTACTAATGAATCTGACTGAGCAAAGGCTCATGTATCAAAACATCGTGCGTATTCATCGTTTGTGGTTCGAAGAGACGCAGGAACTGGAACCGCTATCGAAAATTGACGCACTATTTGAAGTGTTGCACGTGATTTCGCCGTTTCGATGTTGCGAGAGAGTCGGAAATATGTGGACGGCTTATCGCTATGCCCGATTCGAACATTTGCCGAAATTGGCATTGTATCGCTTGGATCTTTTTTCGGATGCGATTGATGGATTGAAAGCGCTGGCAGAAAAACTTCCAGCCGAGGCAAAAGCACTATGATAAACCTTGTGAATGGGAACCCGCAAAATCTGTCGGGTTTGATTGTGCCGAACGGCCATGTTGATTTTCAACTTAACGTGGACGCGACTGTAGTTGCCGCCCCTTACGGCTTTGTCTCAGGTCAAGTGGTGGTCACATTTCAGTTCAATGCGCTCGGGCAAATTCAGCCGAATGCTCCTGCGACTGCGGCTCAAATTTATAGCAACGTCGAATTGAATCCTCAGAACAGCATCGGACTGGGGACGTACTACTTGGTGACTTTTTATGATCAAAACGACGCGCGGATAAACCACAACCCCATGTGGTGGCAGTTTACGCAGGCTGCGGGCTCAACAGTTGATATCGGAGAAATGATTCCATTCTCTACCGTAGGAGGCAACGTGATTTTCTATCCAACATCTTTTACAATTCCGCCCCCGGGACCGCTTACCCTTGGCGGAGTTTTCTCGAACGCGGGTTCTCCGAATGAATGGGTCAGTTCGATTAACACGAACGGGTCTGTCAATTTGTCGCAGCCGTCCTTTGCAAACATTAGCGGCACGCTCTCGAATGCACAGCTTCCGAGTCCGATTGTTTTCACGGCTATCACAGCTAGCGGGTTGATCACAGCCCAAGATAATTTGCAGTTGGGTGTTGTGGGGTCTCATACAGGTATCATTACCTTTGAAGGCGGCACATCAGGGGACGCAACTATCACAGGTCCAGCGGTCGCGGGCACGATCACGAATCCGTTCCTGTTCAGCAACAGCATCAACATCCCATCGGGCACGGTGTTTTCAATCAATACGGACACCGGCATTTCTCGCACGTCTGCGGCGGTGCTGGCAGTTGGTAACGGAACAGCGGGTAATGCCAGCGGGACAGTCAATGCGGCGCAGTACAACGTCGCAGGATCGCAGATCGCCGAGAGCAACCTGTCAAACGGCGTGACTGGCACGGGTACGATTGTTCTGTCCGCGTCTCCAACATTGACGGGAACTCTCACCGCTGCAGCTATTGCGTCTGCGGCTATCACGGCGAGCGGACTCATCACGGCGCAAGCGAATCTTCATTTGGGTGTTGCGGGCACGACAAGCGGTGTGTTGACGTTGGAGGGTTCCACATCAGGCGCTTGCACAATTACGGCTCCGGCAGTTGCGGGGGTCATGACCAATCCGATTGTGTTCAGCAATACGGTGGAAACACCAGCGCTGCAACTCGGTGCAGTCGGCACGGGTCCATCTATCACTTTTGGCGCTGGCGTTCCCTCGGGCTCGGCGGTCAACGGTAGCCTGTACGTCAACACCTCGGGCGTGCATTCGGGTCCGACGCTGCTGTACATCTATGACGCTGCCACCACGTGGGTCGCAATCGCGTAATTAAGACTATTCGCTCCATAAGTAGAGGGTTAAACCTCTACCCAAAAACATGGCGCAGAACCCCAACTTTCTTGGGGAAGTGTACAGTCACACTTGCCTCGCAAACGGTAAGTCCTATGTGGGACAGACTACTCAGGGTGTGTCTAAGCGATGGGCCCTTCACCAACGTTGCGCTCGGTCATCCCGAACCCCCGCCTATCGTAATTTGTTCTCTAAAGCTATCCGAAAATATGGTCCGATGGCATTTGAACACCAGACGTTAGCGGTGGCCCAATCACAGTCAGAACTGGACAATCTTGAAAAAGTTTGGATTATTTTGCTTCAGGCTAAGGCTCCCACTGGGTATAACTTGGCGGACGGCGGGTATGCAGCCGCAGGTCATACGGTGACACCAGAAGTGCGGGCGCGCCTGAGCGCGAGCACAAAAGCGCAATGGAAATAACCCAGACTTTCGGGCACAGTATTCTTCTATCCGACGTGGGAAGAAAATGGCTCCTGCGGCTCAAGAGCGACGGCTTGCTGCGCTTCGTCTTGCGCTTTGCGGAAAGAAACAATCCGAAGAGACAATTGCAAAACGTGTTGCAAAAAATACAGGACTAAAAAGAAGTCCCGAGTTTAGAAAACAATGTGCGGCTCGCATGACGGGACGTAAAATGTCCGAAGAAACCCGTCGTAACATGTCAGCCGCGCAGCGGGCACGCCAAGCCCGAGAGGAGAAAGAACGCAATGGCTCGTAAAACTGCACAGAATGATCCTATTTTGTCAATTGAGTTCTTTCTTTAAGCGGGTTCTACACCCATCGCTCACAATTGTTTGCTCCGTTCAAAGGAATCGGAGTTAATGTAGTGAGCTTTCACGATCCCGTGATTGACGGGCAAAATATGGAAGACACAGACCTGTACGAGTGGACCCGCCGTCCGGGTTTTTCTCTTTTCTGTATCGAGCCTCTTCAAGCAGGCGAAATTGTCGATCAGTTTTACTCCATGCTAAATTTGTTTGGAGTCGTGATTCCATTTTTCGATTCCAACCAGCGTCTTGCTACGTTCAGCCCCACCACGATCACGCCGATCATCACGAAGACAGGCAGCGGTGAGGGCTACATCACTGCCATCCAAAACATGGTTTATTTTTCGGATGGCACGTCTGTTGACATGCTGAAGTGGCAGTCCGCTTTGCCGTATCCGTCCACCATCAATCCATCTACATGGGGAATCCCTGCTCCGACTTTGACTCCAACTATTTTTGCTCTCGGTGATTGGTTGCCGCTTACTGGAAAAGTTATCAACAACGCGATTCTGGACCCGAACGGAAACGTGGAAGTCGTGACCAAAACAGCGGGCGGAGTTGCGGGCGTCACTGGCGCGAATGAACCTCTCTGGCCCACCACTACCGCTGCCATCATTAGTGATGGATCGCTGCAATGGACAAACATGGGACCGCTATCTGTCTGGCAGCCTCTTACCGCTTTTCCTGTGCCCGTGGTTATCACGGATACAAACGGAAATCTTGAACTCGCAACTGTGGTGAATTCTCCGGTCCTGCCGTGGAATGCGGGGAATTCATACACCGTGGGAATCACCGTTACGTTTGGTGGAAACTACTGGACAGCCGTCGCAGACAACACTGACACGCCGCCGAACAATGGAACTTCGTGGGTGCTTTCTCAGGACCCGAACACTACCAGCAGCGTTCCTCCAACGTGGAACCCGGCAGTGGGTGGGACGACGATTGACGGTGCGTTTACTTGGACGAACATCGGCCCGGGTAGCCTCATCGAATCTTTCGGCACATCGTACGTGTATTGCTACCGGACGATCTATGGTCACCTGTCTACTGCATCTCCCGTCAGCATCAACACTGGGAGCATCTTCGGGCCGACCGCCGCGACGATCACTCAGTTCTCAATCACAGCGGACATCGTGACGTTCATTGGGACGAACAATTTCATTCCCGGGAATGTTTTTACGGTGCAAAACCTGACATCGACGGTGGGTCAGGCTTTGAACAATCAGCCGTTCATTGTGCTGGCAACGGGTTTGACACCGACATCGTTCTCAGCGGTTTTTGATTATCCAGATACGCCCACCACAGTGGACTCAGGGTCAACGACAAACTTGATCGCGTCG